AGAACCTTTAACTTTCTTTTTTGGATTTATATTTTGTTTTATCACAAGTACAATTTTTGCATTTAATAAGTTTGTACTCATATTTAAAGGATAATTAACTCGTAATGCTCTATTGATAAATCTAATCATCGCTTTCTTTAAATGTAAATCTGGTTTTGCTTTCTTTTCTTCTCTCTTGATTTCTACTTTAATAATTTCTTTTTCTTTTTCTTCTTCTGGTTTGTCAAGTTCAGGTGGAGGTACAAAGAATGTGAATTGATTATCTATTTTGGATAAATTTTTATCATCAAAATATTGTTGTCTGTTTTCTAATCTAATGACATCAAACTCATCATTAATTGATTGTCCTTCTTGTCTTGGTGATTCTATTGATATTAGATTTCCATCATCATCTCGTAATGGACTAATTGCATCGGAAGAACCAGACACTTCTTGTTTTAATTTTAAATTTTTGAATAACTCTTGTTGTTCAATGATGTCAGCGTCTAATAACTTTTGATAATATTCTGACTTTAATCTTGCTGAACTTGGTAAATAAGGCATTTTATCTCACCACTCTAAATTCATATTCGTTATCAAAGTAGTGAACCTGTTCATCTGTTGTTCCACTACCACTAACTATTTTAACACCTAATCTATAATTTCTTTCTGATTGAAACCCATTCATCCATAGATTAAAATAATTACCAGAACTATCACAACTAATGGCTGAACCTGTTCCATATGGAATAATTACTTCTTCTGTGTCAGCATCTTTTACTTGATAATATATTGAACCACTTGGTAAATATTTAACATTAAGTTCTGATGGTGTAGTTGCAAATGCGGTTGTCGGATATAACTCTCTACCCACTACTCTTAATTTTACTATTGAACCCTCTTTGTATTCTGTTCTTAAGTTTTTAAAATAAACTTTTAAATTTTCTAAATCTGTTGAACTCAATGCTGATAAACTTCCTGTTGACCAAGAACTATCATTCCACATTACTTCCAATTTCGGTGGATAAATTGTATGAGTATCTATTGAGAAAAATTTTAAGTTTCCTAATCTTGTTGAACTACTTTCATCTTTTGTTGTATCACTTCCTGGATTATATGAGAAATCACTTGAACCTGTGTACAATGATTCTCTTTTAATTATAAATCCTTGATTGGGAAATAATGATGAAGAATAAATATGATTCTTGACTAAATCCGAAACATCAATTCTTATATCTTGTGTTGCTTTGGTCATTGCAAATGATGAACTAACTTTGTATTGTCCACCTTGACTACCTGTCCACCAAGTACCTCCGTCAGTCAATACTGAACCCGTTACCCAAGGTGTTTTAGAATCTTGGTTTCTATATTGATAACTTACTCCATCAGTCGTTACTGGGTTATGGTCAAGTTTACCATTACCCTCGGTCCAACTACTACCACTTACCATATAAGTAAATAAATTTTGATTTCTTAATAATTCAGTTGAACCTGCATCATATAAATTTAAATAATATTTTGCAGTTGAAGGAATCTTACCTTGTTGAATTGATGATGAAACATCTGTATAATCAAATTGTATCAATGCTCTCGAAATGTTTCCTATACTACCATTTTGTTGAACAACTTTATTGATTTCCAAAATTTCATCTGCACCTGTATTGATAGATGATGTTGTACCACCTGAATATATGGTTGCGTCTTTATCTCCGAATATAAAATAATGCATTATCTATCTCCTACTACTCTACCCTGAATATCTATGTTTGGGTATTTTAATTCAAATATACTTGGGTCTAATGAAGGATAAACAATTCCATCTCTTGTAGCTGAATCTGTATCATAAATGTTTCCACTATATCCTTCAGATACTTTGTGTTTGTTTTCAATCACTACAATATTCTTATCAGGATTATTATCTTGTGGTGGAACTACTGAGATTACACCTTCAACCAATGAGATAACATAGGCAATATCATTCAATACAATTGGTTGATTGATTTGCCTTTTTTGTGTATCAAAGTGTCGTTTAACTGCTTGTATCGCTCTAAACAATACTTCGTTTTTATTATATCCCGAACGAACAATAATACTAAATCTTACACCGACATTAATGATGTATCCGTCTTTAATATTAATAGCATCTGTTAAGATTCTATATTGTGAAAGATATGTTTTTAAATTTTGTTTTACTGCTTGATTTAATTGTGTAAGTTTTCTATCTGCGGTATATCCCAATACATACATATTCATAGCCAATGGATTAGGAACAACATCAATAGATTTGATTTGTCTTACTTGTCCATTGATAACTTCTAATTGACCCTCACTTTCCAATTGTTCATCTTGGATAATAAATGCTTTTGCTATGTTTCCATATTTTTGTGGTAATGAATAAACTCTTGTGATATAATCTTCTTTGGTAACTGCTCTATTTTGAGCATTGAAGTATGCACCTGCATTTAATTTTATTTCTTGTAATGATTCTTCACTTGCACCACCGGTAGCCCTTTCTAAATTAACCACACTAATACTATCAGTTACTAATGCTGTTAGTGCTGAATCAAGACCTGTTGTAGAGTTTGAAGTATTGAGTGTTTTAAAACTTGTAATTGTTCTTGGTGCTACATTGTGTTCTATTGCTCCACCATAATTGTAATTTACAGTAAGTGTTGTGTTGCTTGGTGCTAATCCAAATGTTTGTGTTTTCATAAAGTTGGTTGGGTCAAATGATTCGTCCAATTTAGAAACACCAAATCCTAATGCTGAACCAACATTATCTGGATTTGGAATAATCTCTTCATCAGCGTTATCACTAATACCTGAACCAAATCTTACCTCCATACGATTATCATCACGAACTCTTGTTGTAAATCTTCTTGATGTTTTGATAAGTTTTAATAAATAAGGTGTATCATTTTTATGTGATGAAAGACCTGGGTCGTTAAGTTCAGTATTTTCTTCAGATTCAAAAACAGTATCTTGTGCTAAAAATGGAACTTGATACCATTTATTATTGTTTGAATCTGTAATGGAAATAATTTCATTTACTCTTTCATTAGCTAATGTGATTTTGTCAAACTTTTTTGAAGGTCCAAAAGAGAATGTTTCTGATGTTCTTGTTCCTGATTTGGCCATACCTGTTTTGGTAAGTCTAAAGTTTGTAGGAACATTGCCTGATGTTGGTGTTAATGGAGCAACATCCATTTTGTCTAAGGAACCTGATGTTTTAAAATTAACATCATCCAACAATGTAAATTCTGTTCCGCTTTCTGCCGATATCGTAGAATTAGAATCAATTGTAATTGCATAATCTAAATTTGGAAAATAGTTTCCACTAACAAGTTTAGCAGGAACATCAATTGTAAAAGTAAGTTTTACCGTAGCTGGACAAGAAAGTTTTGGTTTGTATCCAAAGGATTGTGCAATCTCATAGATATTTTTTCTTTCTTCTGCGTGTTGTAATAGTGTTTCTCTGAATTGATTATCAACATAGTAATTCAATACATCACCTACATAAGATGCCATTTCAACAAACATCATACCTGGTGATGCTTCATTGAAGTCATTGTATTGATTCGGGAAATATGATTTAGCAAACTCAATTAGATTATTTCTAATGTTAGCAAAATCTCTTCCAAGATAATTTACTTCTTTTTTAACTACTTTCTTATTTGTTCCGTAATCTACTTCTTGTGGATTAATACTCGGCATTTTTATTCTCCAACTTCAAAATTAAATGTTATAGAATCAAAGGTATCTGGTTCTAATCTTGTAGAGTAATCTATTTGAACATTTATCATATTCTTTTCATTACTCGGTACGACCAACACATCATTTAAAATAATATGTGGAAGTTGTGTAGAAATAGATTCTCTTATTTCATTTTCAATTGCATCAATTGTTGTTGGTGTGATTTGTTCAAATAACAATTCTTTTAGTCTTGAACCAAAGTTTGGTTGCATTACTCTTTCACCTTTTTGAGTTAATAGTAAATTTATAATGTTGGATTTTGATTGTTCTAATACGGTTTTTGTTGAATAGAAAAATCCATCTGGACTATAATCCAATGGAAATCTTATTCCAACTTTAATATTACTATCTCTATCTATTTCTCTTACACTTGCCATTATGGTCTATAATTACCTTCACCTGATTTCTTTTTATTAATAGCTTTCATCAAACCAGAATAATCACGAGTTAATGCATTTTGAACATCTTCTGGAACTGCGTCTACTGCAACACCAGCTTTCTTGATTGAATCAACGGCTGCCATTTCTCGTGCTTTCTCTTTGTTTTGTCCTCTACCTAAATCTCCGTATCCTAAGACATCGGCCATATTATCACTTCCTAATACACCACCACCCAATGTTGGCCATTCTTCAGTTTGACTTGAACCTAATGGTTTGGTATTGTTCAATACTTCATTAAGTGTTGTATTTGATGTATATTGTTTTTTAGGTTTTTTGACAACCTTTTTAGGTTTAGGTTTAGAAATCGTTTCTGCTAAATTGATTTCTTTTCCTTCATTAATAAATATCTCGGTCATCTGTTTTTTGACTTCTTTACGGACAACTAATTCGATTATTTTTATTAACTCTTTTTTCTTCATTTTATTCCTCTATTTCTGTTTGTAAATTTGAAAAACTATCTGTTAAAGTTTTAGAACCTTCTAATGAAGTAACTTCAGTATCTATTTCAATTATTTTATCATCGAAAGAATTTACATCTCCCAAAATAATATGGTTTCTTAACCTTTCTTCTTTATCCTCAAATTGTTTTTGAGCCGTTATTCTTTCATCTCCGAAACTACTATCAAGTTGTAGTTTTGCTTCTTCGTATTCTGTAATTCTTGATTTTAACTGTGGTGCTCCTTTATAAGTATTAATGTCATTACCTTCTTGTTCAAAATCTTCTAAGTTTTGTTTTAATTGTTCTACTTTTTCAGGACCTAACATTTTGTTTGGTGTATTTTTAACACTATCTATTGTTGATGAAACCGTAGTAAGTGCTTGGGTTTTTAGTGATTTTGTTTGTTCTATTTTACTATCGATTTGATTTTTAATATCATCAACTTTATTTTTAAATTCTGACAATGAAGACATTCCTTCAATAATATTACTAAATCCTGGTATAGGTTTGAATGCTTCTTTTAGTTCCTCCATAGTATAGGTTTTTAGTTTTGTTTTATCTAACCAACCTAATTTAAACACCATATCATTATACTCTTTTAATTTTTCTGCTGTTTTAATTTTACTTCTAATATTGTTAAACCAATTAGGACTCGGAACTGACATTGTTCCTGGAATAGCAGCGGGTATTAGTGATGCTATTTGGTCTTTAATATAGTCTATATTAAATTCAACTTGCTTAGCAAGTAGTTGTCCCATTTCTTTCATACCTTCTGGTGCCAATATAACATCACCACCAAGTGGTTGATTGAGTTGAACTTTTGTTCCGTCTTTAAAATCTTCTACAACGGTATTAGCCCTTGTAATTACTTTTCCACTACGATTAGATATCTGAACACCACCTTTTCCACCTTTGATGTGTACCGTATCTTTTGCAAATATTGCTATGTCGTCTGTTTCTGCACTAAATACTAATCTGTCTGAACCAATATAAATTTGTCCATCATCATAATCATTTGTTAAAAATTCTTTTCCACGATACATATTTTTTTTCATACTCTTACCAAACTCTTTTACTTGGTTTGAGTAATCAACTTTTTCTTTCGTAGTCATACGAACAAAAGATTTATCATCTGTGATATTTTTAGAAACTTGTTTATCGTTTGTACTTAAAACAATATTCCCTGAATTGGTTCCGTCATCACTACTCAGTTTTACATAGTTGTTATTTCTACCTTGAATTAAAGTATCACCTTGTTTAACTTGTGTTTTGTATTCTGTGGTGTTTTCAAAGTATTTTAAATTTTCGTCTCGATAATCTTTTTTATCTTTATTTCTAATGTCTGAGATTCTTTTTTTATATGTTATATTTTTTGGTGAACTATTTAAAGTAGAAAAATAATATCTTTCTTTATTGAACTCAATACCAACTACAATTTCGTCTTCTAATGGATATTGTAAAACATTTGTATCTAATGGTAAAAAGTCTTTACATTCTTCAAATGGTAAACCTTGTTCCGATACAACATATCTACCAACAATACGACCATAATCTATATATCCCTTATCATCAGCAGAACCTGTTGGATAAACTTTTAAAACTTGAACTGGTTCTAATTCAAAAAATTTTTCTTTTTCTACAAGTTGTTTTATTTTTAGACGAAGGTTTCTAGCAGTAATCAACTGATTACTTAGAGTGCTCTTTTCAGAACTACCTCTTTTGGTTTTCTTTGTGTACATTAACTTTCCTTACTAATAGAATTGTCTATTTCGTCTTTTTTGATTTGTAACTCTTGAACGTCGTGTTCGATAGCATCCATAAGTTGTTGTTTTTCTGATTCAGATAAACCAAACTCATCTCCACTATCCGACACTCTTTTTTCTGCTGCCATAATTCTTTGAACGACTGTAGCTAACTTAACAAGTTGTTCGTCGTTCTTAACATTGATTTCTAAATACTCTTTGAGCATAGGAATAATCTGGACGGCTGTATCGCCGTCTTTAATAAACCCTACCACTTCTTTCATCAAGACTTCTAATTGTTTCTTGTTAGTTTTGGAATTATCATAGATGTCTTTGAATACATCTGATAAGGTTTTGCCTTTAAATATTTCATAATCGTGTGACATACTTTTTACCTAACAATAAATATAAAGATATGGAAAAAAGGGAATATATATTTATATATTGGTTTATTTTTTTAATTTTACTATATAGTTATTATACGAAGTCGGAAAAACACCGATTTTTGTTCATTTAAAGGGGGAAACTAAAATGAAAGACACAATCGCAATGATTATGGAAGGTGTAAGTGGAATTAAAGACTTACTACTTCACATAGTTGGCTTAGGTGTTCTCGTACAATTAGTATTTGTAGGGGGATTCTTAGGTATTGATATTGTTAGTAATTTGATTGGATTGGTAAAT